GACTGTAATCACTAAACAATACCCTCTAACTATATTATGCATCCGACATTAAACGGTAGGTCGATTTGAGATGGGAAAGGAGTAATAAAAGGGGTGGGAATGAGTAATTTTATGGGTGAAAATATATTGATTGATGGGACAAAAATAGGGTATGATGGGACAATTATAAGGAGGTGTGGGTATGGTGATAGAAAGATGGAGAGCGAGGGGAGGAAAGGGGAAGGCTAGATATGTGGGGGTGAAGAGGCATGGGCGTAAGTGGCATGCGAGGATAATGGAGAATGGGGAGAGGACGCTTATTGGCTGCTATTTAACTGAGGAGGAGGCGGCTAGGGCATATGATAGGCAGTCGGTTAGGATACGTGGGTATGCGGTTAATTTTAAGGAAGGACAGTGAGGGGGCGTTTGCCTACGAATTTGCCTTTGGTGATGAGGTTTAGTTCTTCTAGTTTTAGTTGGTAGAGTTGGAGTTGGTCGTTAACGTCTAGGGTGGTTAGTTCTGGGTTTACTTTTAGGAATAGTTTGAAGGCTTCTTCTGTGCCGCCTTTAAGGATGAGGGCGGTCCATAGTTTTTTAAATGTGGCGTCTTTTGAGGATAGTAGCTTTTCTTTCCATTGGCGCATGATATGTTTTTAGCTCTTAAGAAAGGAGTCGTCTATGAAGAAGAAAGTAAAAGTTAAGAAGCCTAAGAAAAAGAAATATTAATAAAAAAGCTCCCTAGGAAGTGAGAGTCCTAGAGAGCCATATACGGGGGAAGCTAAGGAAATTCCTTAGTCAAGATGGGTGTCTATCTCTACCCATTTCATGTTGTCTAGCCTTTTTTCGAGTTCTTTTTTCTTCATTCTCAAGAAGCGTTGGAATGCTTGCCAATAGGCTTTTCTAAAACGTGTGGCGCCTTCTGGATCCCATTCACGGGCCCATAGTTCTATTTCCCCTAGGACCATGCTTAGCTTGGCTTGTAGTAATTTCTCATTTGACGTCATATGTTTATTATATATATACTTTAGGCTGTACTACCATTTGGTCGTTTTCGTCCACTTGATTGTGCTCCTTCAACGGGGGGTCCCTTAGCCAGGATCCCCCAAATTTTTTTCTGGAGGGGTGGCCCAATCAGGAAGTCTTGAACTTTCTAGTAGCTCAAATATTTCTTTCCCCTTCTCACGCATAATTTTGCCGACAAGGTATTCTGGATTATAGGAGCGTTTTGCGATGTCATATTTTAGTTTAAATATGTATCTCCCTAGTGCGTCGCCATATCTGTCCTTATGAATGCGTATGTAGGTAGAGGACGTCCTTGGGTCGTAATCGGTAAAGTCCTGTCCAATCATGAGAGATTTCGTGGCAATTTTGAAGACGTCGCTGCTCCCGTAGATGTCGTCCATGTCCGGCAGGAGCTTCCCCTCTTTCCCGTCTTTTTTCTTAACATGCGTCAAGAGAAGAACGGGTGTCTTTTCCAAGAGGACACAGTCCCTAATCCGTTTAATTATTTCCTTTTGTACTGCCCACTCACCCTTCTTTTCATCGTGAGAATCAAAATAGTTGAGATGGTCAACAATGACGAGGTCGGATTCAGGAGCATGGACCCTGAAAAAGTTTTCAAAGTCTTTCACGGTAAATTGGGAGTGGTCCCTGTAGATGAAGTTTAAGTGCTTTGAATATGTATCTTGATGAGTGGCATATACTTCGTCATAGTATTTCCCTAGTGCTTTTTCTGTTTTGTCTTCTTTATGGAGCCAACGACGATAGCTAATATGTGTGAGCTGATCTTGTAGATTATATTTCCTATTCTCAAAGAATTTATTGGCGAGCATTCCGTAAATCATTCGTGATTCCACCTCGCGCTTAAAAGATTCAAGCGAGAAGAATGTTACGCGCTTCTTTTTTTCCGCCACTTTTTCCGCCAAATGCATGGCAATTTGCGTCTTTCCATGTCCACTGAGTCCTGAGAGAAGCAGTAGATCTGTCTGCGTAATGCACCCCATAGCATCATCTAGAAGCTTAATTCCAAATGGAATCCCATCTACCTTTATGGATTCTCTTACTTCTTCTATCTCCTCACGCAATGTAAGAGGAGCTTTGGGTAACAATGTTTTAGGATCATTTCCTGCCTGTATCCAATCAAACACATCTTGTTTATCTTTTAAATTAGGTATTGGTTTTATAGAGGAATTAAATATGCTTTGTTTAACAGTTTCTGCAAACTTGTGCCCTGGCTCATCGTTGTCAGGAAGTATTGTAACGTCTTTCCCAACAAAATATCTTGAGTAATATTCCTTCCATCCGTTAGCTCCGCCTGGAATACATGTGGCAGCTATGCCGTGATCCATGAGAATGTCGGCGCACTTCTCTCCTTCAACAAAAAATACATGCTGCTCATGTCTCCAGAGTGGGTAATAAAGTGGAGTAATTTCCACTAAAGCTCCACCTGGTTCCCACATTCCGTTTACAGAACGCTCTTGTTTAAAGGTCTTCTTTCCGTCACATTCGTAGCGAGATACCCTTAAGGCTGGTTGGTCTGATATATCGGTATATTCCCATCGCTTTATTAGCTTCCAGTCTCGAGGTTTATCTTCTTCCTCAAGTAGCGGCTTTATCTTTTCCCCTACAGCCTTCTGAGTACAGCCCACCTTACAATGCCATAGTATTTTCCCGTCTACTTCCATGAGTGTAAGAGATGGGTTCTTGTCGTTATGAGCAGGGCATCTTGCTAAATAGCCCCCCGATTTTAGTTTGATTTTACCACCTAGCCTTGTGGCAAGCGTTTCCACGTCCATTTTGTCCCCCTTCAAGAGAAGAATTCTTATTACAACATGGATTTTAAATGGGGCAATGTGTCTAAATTAGGTAAAAAAATTGGGGCTTGGGTCTCTTGCGAGACTGACCAAACCCCATTAAAACAGTTGTTGAAGATACAGTTTGTATTGAAGATAACAAATCAAAAACAAATTGTAAACATTCTGAGCCAAAAACCTCATATTTTTTCCTAGTAGCTAGGGAAAGTGTCCAGACAAGGAGAGCGGAAGTCTCCTTAATAGGAATGGCAAGAGGGGGGTCTTATAGGAGACGAGGTGAAAGAGGACGACCGATCCCACCGCAAAATGGCCTATGAGATAGGTACCATCGACCTTGAGTGGAAAGTGGCAGTCATGCTGGTAGTAGACTGCTTAAGACTCAAATAAACAGATGGCTTTTGGCTCCACGCTCCGACGGATGATGTGGGTACGATGTCAAAAGAAAGGGTTAGACCGTAGCTCGAGAACATAGCTTCTCACATAGAGCCCACGGGAACATAATCCTTTCTTTTTCTCCTTCTCCTCTGGCTGATTGAGTAATTGTTTGAAGAGTGAGTGAGTGTTTAGGTGAGTGAGTGGCGCTTTTCTCGCGCCCGAATTCACCGTCACGATAGTGAAACACGAAGCGAACCAAACAATTACGAGCGAGCCGGATCTAAAAAAAAACAAACAAAGAAGATATAATTAATGAGTGGTGGTAGAAAAAAAATATGTCTGATTTGAAAAAGAGGCCTGCGTATTTAGACACATTGTCTCCGGAGGAGAGAGCTGCGCACATAAAAAAAATGCAGCTTGCGCGTGTAGAGGCGCGTACAAAGAAGCTTCAGGAAAATAATGAGCTTCAAAAAAAGGCAATGGAAATTCTGCCGGAGATAGTAGCTCAGTCTATTCTAAGAGAAAGCTTAGACGAGAATTGGGAGCCAGCTCATGAGATGGTGGAAAAATTCCGTTTGCTCACAGAGAAGGGCTACACAATAGATGAGCTTCGCGCTGGCCATTTTAAGTCCATTGACAATAAGACATGGGATAAGCTCATACGTGCGCTATTTAAGAATCATGTTCCGCAGCTTGAGAGCTTAGGCATAGATATTATCTCCTCACGTCAAAAGGCTGTGAAGATGCTTAAGCGCCGTGCAGGCATGATTCGCCGAGAGATGAAACGCTACAGAGATAACAACAAAGCCACACCTCCTGCTCTTTTTAGGGAATTAAGTAACGTAGAAGACAGGTTACATGATGTTGAGATAGAATTAGCTCAAGTGCTAAATAGAATTGGTTTGGTTGGTGATAAGAGTAAGTCTTCTGCAATTCACGTCCATATAAACACCCCAAGACCTAAAGAAGAAAAAGCTATTGATATCACTCCAACTAAGGAAGACTAATGGAAATTGAAAATTCCTATGTCCCCAACGCATGGCAAAGCAATATGCATAGAGGCCATTGGCTATGGGGAGCCTTGGTGGGCGGCAAAGGATCCGGTAAGACAAGAAGTGGAACCGAAGAATTAAAAGCCTGTGCCTTAGAATATCCAAAAACTACTTGGCTTATTGGTCGTAAAACTCTCCCCTCTTTGAAAGATACAACATGGCGCGAATTTGTTGATTGTCTTCCTCAAGGAATAATTAAAGAATACAACAAAACAGATAGGGTGGTTACGCTCATTAACGACAGCATATTCTTAGGTCGTTCCCTTGATGAACCTAAGAAACTAGAGTCGCTAACGCTTTCAGGCTTCTTAATTGACGAAGCCGAAGAAATAGAAAAAATGTACTTCGACGTTTTAAAAACTCGGGTACGTCAAATCCTAAGAATTGGTGGGAAAAAAGTAACTCCAAGATACAGAGGTATTCTTTGTCTTAACCCCTGTGATGAAGACCACTGGATCCCTCAGTTGTTTACAGCCGTAAAACCAAAAGACCACGCTATCTTTTACTCAAGCACATATGACAATATGGAAAATCTACCTGATTTCTATATTGAAAACCTCAAGCAAACCTACACAGAAGACATGCAACAACGAATGATTCATGGCCAGTTCGGTCGGGTTCATAAAGGTAGGCCAGTATTCCCTGAATTCCAAAGAGGAAATTTCATATTTGATGTTAAGGTTGATGAGAAACTTACCATCTTCCGAGGATGGGACTTTGGCTACAATAATCCTGCCTGCGTATGGATGCAGTTCATTGATGGACAGGTAAGAGTCTTGGCCGAGAAGAAAGGCTCTAAAATATATCTAGATGATTTCATCAGAGAATGTAGGGACCTTGAAAGAGAACTGTTTCCTGGCCATTTGTTGTGGCGTGATTTTTGTGACCCTCACGGATCCGACGAAACAGATAAAGGTAAAACTTCTGTTGATATTTTAAATGATGCTGGAATCTTCCCTCTCCATAGAAGAACTAAAATTCAAGAAGGCATTAAAGCTATAAGAGAATGTCTCAACTCTAAGAACAAAGACGGCCAAGCTAACTTCATTATCCATCCTAGATGCCGACTTATTATCGAAGGTATGCGCGGTGGATATCACAGAGAAGACGGCGAAGATGATCCTGTTAAAGATAATTACTACGATCACACGATGGATGCGATGCGCTATTGCGTAGTCTCTCTAGTTAGAAGACATAGATTTAACAAAATGGCGTCGATGATTGAGTCAAAAAACATATTCACGCATCCGGTCACAGGGCGTAGAATTGAACTATAGTGTACAATTGAGGGTAACTTCATGGCAAAAGCAGAAAAAGTAAACGAAAATACATTCAAAAAGAACTACGCAAGCGATGCAAACGTAGCAGCTCGCTTCCTTGAATACATTCAGCCCATCCTCACGGCTACAAGACAGAATAGAAGAACACTCGAGGCTCAATGGATTGATGATATTAGGGCTTGGAATTGCCTTGCCGATGATATGGGCTACCAAGGTCGAGCCAATATCTATGTCCCAGAGTTACATAACCAAATAGAATCTACAGTAGAGAAGATGGTCGCAGGTATTTTTGCCGCCCCAGATCTTCTTCATGCCGTACCCATGCCAGGAACTGATAGGAAAACAGCCGACAACATCCGAGATGCTGTTCAATATGAGCTTGAGGTTAAAAATAATCTATTCGTTAAATGGGATGACTTTGAAAGACAAAAGATTCTATTAGGTACTTCTATCTTTAAGGGCAAATTCGAGAACGATGAACGCCCCATCTACTTCAAAGATAAGTCAGGCAAGACAAAAAAGACCATGGTTCCTAAATCAAAAGGGGTAATTTGGGACGTTAAGTCCCTCTTTTATTGGTACATATTCCCTGAAAAAGCCACACTTGATAAATACGAGGTAATTTTCGAAGACGACCTCATTAAATTAGACACCCTCAAGAGACAAAAAGATAAATGGGCAAATCTTGATGAAGTCCAAGAAGTCTCCAAAGATCTTAATCATTATTGGGTAGATCTAGAAAATCTAGAGATGGCAAACCTAGGCGCCATCTTAGAACAACGAAGAGGCTCAGTTCTTATCACTGAAATCTATTGTGAGTTTGAACTTACAAAAGGAAACATAGTTCCAGTCCAAGCTTTCCTAGCAAACGACAACACAGTCATTAAGCTAGTTCGCAACCCATACTGGTTCCAAGACCATCCTTATGTAGGAGATGGATACCTAAAACGCCCAGGCGGAATTTTCTATAACTTTTCATTGCCAGATCGAATTAGATCTCAGCAATATCAAATCAACGACCTCACAAACCACACAATGGATAGCTTAACCTATACGCTCAATCCTATTACTGTGGTGGATCCAGCCCTTGCAGGCGATGTGAATTCTATGAAGATGATGCCAGGAGCTAAATGGCTCGGCTCTCCTGAAGGAATTCGTCCTATGCAATTCCCAGATGTATCTGGAGCAGGACTTCGTGCCGTTCAAGAAATCAGAGGACAGATCGCTCAATTCTCAGATAATAGCCCAGGCCTAGCTCCTCAACTTGAGGGTAAAGCTCGCTCAGCAACCCACGCTTCTATTGTTCAAAGAAACGTATCTGTAAGACAGCGTGTCCAATCTGGAAAAGAAGAGCACAATGTTCTTATCCCAATGGCCTACAAAACATTTATCATGCTTCAGCAATTCCAAGACGAGACTTGGCAAATTAAGATTCAGGGACCAGATGCTGGCTCTTGGATTTCAAAAGACGTGAAGCCAGAAGATATCGTTGGTAATGTAGAGTGGATTTGGAAAGGCGCAAGCTACGAAGATAAGAGCGCCGTTAGATCTCAACAGCTCATGGCATTCTTCCAACAAGCAATGCAGATCTCTCAAATGCAGCCAGGAGAAGTAGACCTAGCAGGACTATTTAGACGAATTGCTCGAGAGGCGTTTAACCTTACTGACGTCGATGAAATCTTCAAGTCTCTTAAGGATAAGAAGACGGTTGATCCAGAAGTAGAAAATCTAGCCTTCAAGGCAGGCGAAGAAGTTGTTATTAATCCTGGAGATGAAGATCAGTCTCACATCTTGTCTCACGAAGAACTATTAGATGATCCTAAAGTTAAATCAGAAGTTAAGCTTAAGGTTCTAAATCACATCAACACTCACATGGCACAAAGAGATGCTAAAGAGCAAATCCTACAAATGAGAGCAAGAATTGCCGCTCAAAGACAATCGGGTGGAAAAGAAGGCGGTGGTGGTGTACAAGCTCCTCCATCACCTATGGAAGGTAACAGAGGACAGATCAGCACTTCTGAAGCCAACATTATGACAGGTGTGAAGGGAACTCAGCCTAATCTATGACATCAGATTTAATTCCAATTACATTCGAAGGGAAACTCACCAGTGAAGAAAGAGAAACGCTCGGAGGGCTTAAACAAACAGAACCGTTTAGACTCCTTAGAAAAATCTGTGCGTCCGAATATGCTGTGGTCTGTGATCAGCTACCAATGTGCGAGAACGAAAGAGATCTTCTCGTTGCTCAAGGTCAGCTCAGGGGCATCCGACAAATTTACAACTTACTTGTTACGCTAGGCGCAGAGAAAATAAATACATCTGAGCCCTTGCCAATACACAGGCAAATACTTAAAAATAGTGGAAGAGGACATTAGTTCTCAAATTTAAGCGTGGTTGGCGCGTTAAACACGAACCAGTCGCCTCGACTTTAGGAGGGCATCACCGTGAGTGATCAACAAAAAGACGTTAATGGAGCTGCGTCAGCAGCACCGAAGCCACAGTCGTCTAGTGAGCAAATGATTCCAAAGCAACGATTTGATGAGATTTTGAATGAACGTAACCGATTGCGTGAGGAGCGAGAGCTTCAAAACAAAACGGTACAAAGCCTCACAAGCCTCATTCAGCAGGTTCGACAACCTCAAAGGGCGCGTCCCCCAGAGGAAGATCCGCTGATTAAGAAGCTAAGAGAGCAAGGTAGTCAAGAGCTTGCAGACTTGGTGTCTAAACAACAACAAGAACTCAGGCAGGTCAGATCAGCTTTTAAGAGTATGGCCGATGATATGGACAGAGATCGTTTTACTCGTTCCTACGGGAAAGCAGGAGAACAGTCTTTAGGTCGTGTTGAGGAAATCTTAGAAGGTGAGAGACAGCGAGGAAACTTCGCAGTGACTCGTGAAGGTATTTTCTTGTGGCTTAAGGGCCAGGAGAGACTACTAAACGAACAGCAGCAAGAGAGTCAGCGGGCACAGCCAGCGACACAACAGCAGCAGTTCACACAGTCAGAAGACGTACCTGATAGTAATCCAAACTCAGTCACGCACATACCACAAGGCGGAGCCCCTGTGGGAAGCGCGGAAAAAACTCGTGAGCAAAGAATCAAGGAACTAGAAAACGTAGAATTCTAAAAATTTGCTTAGGAGAAAAAACATATGGCAACACAAGTATCATCAGATTTTTCTGGTGGAAGTATTAATGCCCATATTGCAGAAGAGCTATTAGAGTTGGCAAAACGCGCAGTCGTATTCCAACAGCTCGGCAGTAAGGCAAAAATGCCCGCCGGAGAAGGAAAAACCTTTCAATTCAACCGCTACAATCGTTTGGCTTTGCCTCGAGTAGCATTAACCGAAGGTACTGATCCTTCGTCCTCTTCAATGAGTCTTACTACTGTATCTGCTACTGCAGACCAGTGGGGAGCTTACATTGAATTGTCTGACGTAGCGATCCTTACCATCAAGCACCCTCTTTTGAAGGTGGCTATCGAGCTTTTGGGATACCAAGCTGCTGAGTTAGTTGATCGAGAAATCATCAACGTACTTTTGGCTGGTACCTCTGTAAGCTTTGGTGGCGCTATCACTGTTCGTTCGTCACTTGCCACTGCTTCTACTGACTCGTTGTCTGACAGCGTAGTTCAAAAAGCAGTAGCTCGTCTACGAAACCGAGGCGCTCATCCTTATGAAGGCTCTCACTATGTTGGAGTATTGGATCCGTCTATGGAACAAGACGTTTCTCAAAGCTCTAACAGTGCTTTCACAAGCGCAGCTTCGTACTCAAACATCAAAGCGCTGTTTAACGGCGAAATTGGTATTTGGCGCGGAGTTCGTTGGATGACCTCTAACTTTATTCCAGTACTTGAAGGCTTAGCTGCTGGTTCTTACACTAGCCCTGCTTCTCCTGCTGGTACTTTCACTACTGCTAACTATCGCGTAAGCACTGCTTACTATGATGCAAACACTGGCCTTTTGGTCGGTTTGACTCAAAACGATAACGTAGCATTCACCAACTTGGACAGCTTAGCTGGCACCACTCCTAACGATAGTGATTATGTTTATAAAATCTTCGTTAGCGCGGCTGCTGCTGGTGCAACTGCTGCCATGTACGTTGGAAGTGAAACCACTTACGGCACAGGATTTATTCCTCACAACACTGCTTTCTCGATTGTGGCTCCGCCTTCTTCGGGAACTAGCATTGCTGGTAGCGATATTCCTGGCTCAGGTAAGAAAGTTCACTTCGGATGGATTTTCGGTAAGCAAGCTTACTGCACTGTAGATCTCCAAAACCTTCAGGTTATGGTATCTAAACCAGAAGCTACTACTGATAACCCTCTCTTGTTGCGCCGAACTGTCGGTTACAAGATGATGTTCAAGCCTGTAATCCAAAACAACGACTTCATGGAACGAATTGAAGTCTTGTCGCAATTTGAATAATTGATAATAGGGTGAGGGGGGCAAGGGCCCCTCTTGTCCTTTAAGGAGGAAACAATGTCTAAGGAAAAAGAAACAAAAGCAGAAAAAGTTGATGTGACCATGACACCAGATGAGCGCGATGCGTTCGTTAACTTCATGGCAAAACAAAAGGAAAAGGACGAGAAAGAGGCTTCTTCAAAGCGTCAGGTTTCTGTCCATTTAAACTTCACACATCATATTAATGGAAAGAAAATGGGCCCAGGTGCGGTTACTGTACCAGAAGAATGGGTAGGAATGCTTCAGCGCGCTGAGAATAATTGGCGTGATCATGAGTTAAAACTACTCTCAAGCACAAACAGAATGTTTGAAGTTCTTCAATCAGGGCAGTCTATTGAAAGATTCCCCACTAAGAAGTAAGGAATAGCTCAATATGACAGACACAACAGCCGTAATCTTAGGGTTCTTTATTTTATTGGCCTCTTTAACCAAGCTTCTTTATCACGTACGCCCAAAGAAGTCGTTTGCTCAAATCAACTTGGCCGGCATTACAGACCAAGACGGAGAGCAGATGCATTTGACTGCAACATTGTTTGACGACGAAACTGTTGACCAATGGCAGCAAAAAATTCTTAAGCTATGTGAGCTTCGAGAATGGCGTTTAAAGATGCAGAACGCAAGAATGCTTAAAGTTCACGAAGATGCACGAAAGAACTTCGAAGCAGCTAAGCAAGAAAAGCTTTCTGTAGTTTCAGACAAAGCCTAGCATAGACAAAAAGAGCGAGGTACAATGAGTTCATGGCACTCACTCGCATTCAAATCGTCGATGAGGCATTAGCTCAAGCTGGGTTAGATAGCGGATATAGAACTAGAGGTCGAACCTGGCTTAACATTGCCTTAGAGAAACACGCAGTAAGAACAAATTATAAATTCTGGAGAAAGTCAGCAGACGTCTCCTTTGTTGCAAATCAGAGAACATACGATTTGCCTGCAGATTTTAAACGCATAGATACTATCTTCCTTGTGGATGCCAACGGCAATCAAGGAGCTATGGTAGCCATTCGTGAGCCATATCAAGCAGAGCCCTTTAGAAGGGATAACTCTTATGGAATGCCAAGTGTAGCTTGGATTGATGAAAACCTAGATAAGGTCCAATTCAATTCAGCCCCAAGTGCAGTATCAGGAGAGAAGTATAGAATCAATTATTTTAAAGATGCACCTTCATATAGCACTACTGATAGTGATGACGCAGTTACTGTTGATTTTGATGATCAGTGGCTTCTCATCGAAGAAGTAAAATTAATGGCCATGGAATGGTCAGATGACGAAAGATATCAGTCAAAGAAAGCGGATGTGAAGGAAGCTAAAATTGAACACCAAAGGAATATGTATCAGTCCGATGCACATTCTAATATTCCTTTGAATCAAGAAGTTTTCCGACCCACCTCGCGAAGAGGGCGAAGAATAGGTAGATTCTAGGCATGGCTCCAAAAGAGACAACGCTTCAGATTAAACAATTCAGGGGAATTAATAGAATAGATGAGGGCACTAATACCCCTCCTAATGAATTCTTTGAACTAAAGAATCTCCATATAAAATCTCCAGGAGAGATTGAGTCTATCGGAGGCGTGGCAGATCTTTCCGCTACAGACCTCCCTGGTTGCGCAAAAATCATAACAACAAAGTTCATGAAGGATGCTCGTGGGCAGGATCTTCTTCTTTGTTTCTATAGACCTAAGGATGATTTAGCTTCATGGATTCCAAATATAACAATATCTAATTTCTCTAACTCAGGAACAGGAGTTATAGTTGAAACTTACATTGTTAGCTATGTTGGTCCTGGTGGTTATGTTTATTCTAAAGAAGTAACCTCAGGAGCAAACAATCTTAATGTCACATTTACTGTACCAAACGATGTTCCTGATTGGGTGTCATCTATTGATGTTTACGCAAAAGTATCAACCCATCGAATGGCCTATAGGTTCCTTACTTTCAGAAGAAAATTAGATGGAACATTTAGAGCTTCAGCAGAAGGAAGTCTAGATTGTCTTAGATCTTCATCTTTTAGTAGCGCTCCAACATTGAAAACACCGGACAGAATTTATTCAGAACATTCTGTATTAAATTCTAAAAAAGAAACTTGGTATTTTGGATTAGCCCCGTTTTTTATAGCAGCCGATCCATCAAATGTTTATGGAACACATAAACCAAGAGTAACTTTAGTAGACAGCAATACACCAGCCGAATTCTTAACCGCAGATGTAGATCCAGAAAATGGTTCAACAATAAAAATGGGATTCGCTACTCAGACTCTTACAGTTAATCCTTCTACTGTAAACAGAATGACTTGTTTTGCTGGGGTGACACCAGAAGATTTAACTGCAGTTGGACATCCAAGCAATTATACAGATGTAGATTCAACTATAGAATTAGAGTTGGTTGAATATAGCATAACTTCTACCTCTGCTGGATCTGATTTGGCTAACGTAACACAAGTATCTTCAGGAGCTTTCGCTGATGGAGACAAGGTCCTTTATAGAGATAACGGCGGAAGCATCACTGGCTTAACAGATAATACTACTTATTATATAAAGTTTACATCTACAGGAACTGCTGTGCATTTCTATGCAAACCTTTCTGATTATCAAAATGATATAAAAGTAAATATCACATCAGTAACAACAGGCACTCCAAAACTATATCTAAGAAGAGTTTCGTTTTTTGTAGATAAATCTAGTTTAATAAATTCAAGAAACAATGTTCAAATGGTCCGTTTAACTCCAAGGACTACAGCAAATTATACAGCTTATGATATGGAGATAAATAAAACTCCGTCAGACACTATTTCAGCAGTTGCCGGAAGAACAGATGGGGTCTTTACTAATGCTGCAGTTTATAGAGATTTAAGTGGAACAGTAGCCACTGTTTATAATGGAGCTGCTTTACTAAATTTATCAAACACATCTTCAGCTATGGAAATGGAATTTCCGTATGATATAGAAGAAACTGTTGGGTGCTGGGTTTTAAGGTCTTTACCTTTCTCCTTAGCTAATGCATATCAACTGCTTCCAGGAGTAAATGAAAGATCTTTATCGACAACGGCTTTAAATATTATTGTAGATAGTACTTCTGATTATGATCTTGGAGAGAAGGGATACGGTTCTTTTTGGAATCCTAATAAAACAGCAGAAGATGAAGGAGAACATCTGTCTGTTGATCAATATAGACAAAGATTAGTTACGGCTAACGGAGACAATCAATTGTGGCATACAAACGGATACGTTTGGAAACCAATAATGAGATCAGATGGGAAATCTAAGATCCCTCAAAATAAATTTGTTAAATCTTTTAGCAATAGAATCATCTCTGGAGGAGGGATCCCTTCTATTCAGAGTACAGATAATCTTTTCCATTTTTCAGAAGAAGAAACTCCTTATGATTGGGGAACAACGATAAATTCGTTTGCCGTATTCTCAGGATATCCGATAAATGGGTTAGGTGTTTACTCACAAAACTTATCAGATTCAGGATACAGAGGATTCCTAGTGGTATCTAAAAAAGACGGTCTTTGGATGTGGAATGGAAATTCTAGCGAAGGGCCTCAACAGCTTTATAAGTCTATAGGTTTTGCTGGCCCAAGAGCTTTTTGTGTCACAGACTACGGCCCTGTGTTCTTGTCTCGTGAGAATGCTTTCTTAATATCAGGCGAAGAAATAAAAGATATTGGCGATGAAGCTAAAGATATACTCGAGGGTTTAACAGACGAACAGCTTTATAGAATCAACGCTGTCTATCACAATAGAATATTAAAAATAGCCTATCCATCTACCGGAACAGGAGATGTGAATTGCGATAAAGAATTATGGCTTGAGTTTAGAACCGAACAAGGGGGTCTTCAGAAGTATTGGTCTGGTCCTCACGATTTAACAGATCTTTATGATCAGGCTTCAATCATCGATTTTAATGGTACTCGTGATGTTCGCGTTGGATGTCTATCTGATTCTCTTCATCAAAGAGATAGTGGTGCTAATAACTTAGGAGCAAGCATTGCTAGATCTATTGTTATCTCAAGATTAGGTTTGAATGCAGACCATTTCTTGAAGGTTATTAGGGGAATATATCTTGCTGTAAATATTCCTGGTAACGAGTCTTTTACTATCACGCTTGACGCTGAAGATGGTAGCTCACAGATGGTCGCTTCAAAAGACGCATTAGTGGCAAACGGGGCTAGACACTTAGTCCAGTTCTCGAATCCAAATAGATTCCTTGGTCGTGTTAATAAAGTAACTATAACTCAAACAAGCTCAACAGCTTTTTCTCTATACGATATATCTATTATTTTCAGTATGCTAAGAAGAAGGCTCTTGAGGTACTGATGAGAATCGTAGAGAGAGCCACTCCACTTGACGCGTATCATGTTTTCAAACTTTTAAAGGACTATGCAGAAGACACAAACCAAAAAAAGCCAACAATGGCCGATTACGAAAAACTCCTGCAAGATCTCCTAGACCCTAATAAAATATTCTCAATTATAATGCATGGCAGAATGGCAGCAGGGATGTTTTGGGGTGAAATTGATAGGGGACAATTTGTGGTTTTGGGGCGTTATTTACGCAGGAAGTTTAGAACATTTAAATTTAAAAGAACTTTAGTTGAAGTAGGACTTCAAACCACGAAACAATTTGATACACTGAGGTATATCCTGCCGCCTAATACTAAGATTAGTCGAAGGCTCAAGCAGGTAGCTATAGTAGCTGAGGAGGTCAGATAATGGCATGGTGGATGGCAATCCCAGCCGCAATCGGGGCAATCGGAACCTTAAAGGGAATGATGGACAAACCTCCTGGTGTTCCTTCTCTTTCGGACGCAGATTTAAAAAGACAAAATCCTTCTCTTTGGCAAGAGCTTCAAGAATTAAAGGCAATCAATTTAGAACTTGATCGATTATACAATCAGCGCTCAAGTGGAGCCAATGCTGGAGAAATTGCACAAATGGCAGAAGCTAGATCTAAGGCATATGAACGACAGGGAAACTTAGGCCTTATTGGTTCAAGTGCTGGGGCCGAGATGATGGGCGCTCAAGAAGCTCAAATGCAAAATGCTGTGCAAGAAAGAATTGCTAGAGAAAGACAAAATCTTTTAGGTCAGCGTATGCAAGGTCGTCAGGCTTATGCAGGCATGTATCAAAACGCAATGGCTCCAGTAATGGCACAGGCAAACTACAGACATCAAGATCAACTAGCTGAAATGCAGGCGAGAAATCAATTTTTCAGTGGTCTTTTAAATACCGGAGCAAATTTGTATGGCCAGCAAATGCGAGCAGATAATTTAAATGATCCAGAGTTTCTTAGATCTGCTTGGGAAAGACAATATGGTGGACCAGGCTATTCTTATACAGGTCCTTCAAGCTCCCCTGAATATGTAGATATGAACCCAAATATTGATCCACAAACCATGAGGGAGCTTGGATACTAATGTACTACCAAGGCGCTAATTTAGGATATGGACAAAACGGTGCTATGCCTTCTGCTCAAGGGGCCCCAATTAATACGGCAAGCTCAGCGGTACGTCCTAATGTATTGCAGCAGTACCAGCCTTCTCCTGCTCCTTATGCAGATAAATCTATGACTTCTACATTTGAAGAAATGTCAGCAGCTCCTGAATGGCTGCAGACTAGATTACAAAAGGGTGTAGTCGGTCCGAATCAAGCAGGTTCTTTAGATCCAGCTTTGCAGATGAGAGATTTGTATTCTACTTATCAGCCTAGAGTTAACCAGCTTGTATCTATGTATGGAAGAGAAGCTATAGACAATCCTTATTTCATGCAGTCAGAATTCCAAGGTCAGTCTCAAGCAAATAGCTTTGATCCTTTCTCATCTCAACTTACGGACTATGAAGTTTACCGAGGCGGCGGAAGGGATAATCTTTCTGTTAAAAATGTAACAAGAAATCCATTTACAGGCGAGATTGAAAATTGGGGAAGTACGGCTTTCAACCCTCATGCTTATTACAATCCTTTAGATAGAGAATATGATTTACAAAGAGCAGAAGAAAGATTTGCCCCAATAGCAGATAGGCTTGGAATGAGTTCTATTTACGATCTTTATGGAATAGGAGCTAATCCAGATGCTGCTGGTAGGGGTAGAGGGTTATATCAAAATTTGTATAGGCAGGGATTATTTAGACAATACTACTCAGAAAATCCTCAAAGCAGGATGTCTGGTAAGGCGTTAATTAAGTATTAAGGTGGGGTATGAATATATTTGAAAAACTACAAAGCGAAGGCGTAAATCTTTCACAGCTTTTTGCAGAGTTCATTTCTGCCTTGTCTGAAATTGACGACGACAGAAGCCAAGACGCTGACAATAAAGAAGACTACATGGAAGATGAAAGAGAGGCAGCTCCTGAAGACGGGATGCTTCATTCTTATGAGCATGAATTTTGTGATATTCCGATGCTTGATATAGATATGGTAGATGGAGATGATCCAGCTTTTTGGAGAGGTAAGGAGATTGGTATCCCTCGTGCTGTTCACGTTAATGGATACAATGAGAAATCTACTTTACTCCCAATTGTTGATGGTCTTTTTAGAGATCCAGAGTCTATTGAAGAGGAATACTAATGTCTTTTAGAGGAATAGATTTAACCCCAGGCATAAACAAATATGCCGATCTAATTCGTTCGTCTTATGAAGATGCTCAAAGAGCTAATCAAATGATTTATGAACGAGGCGCTAGATATGGGGCCCCTGTTCCTGAATACATGTATTCTGATAATCCTTTCTATGTAGAGCCTCAAGAAACACAACCTCAAGAATTATCTGCTTTAACGCCTGTCACAGGAC